GGGCAATATCTGGCGGAGAGGGCAATGCAGAAATACGGTCCCCACCGGATAGCTCAGGTGATGCCCAGTGATCCGTGGTACCGGGAAAACATGCCTCCCTACAAAGCGGCTTTTGAAGACCGCACCATCCTGTTGCCCAAGGATGCCGACATCATCGAAGACCATAGGAGCTTTCGTATGATCAAAGGAGTGGCGAAACTTCCCGATGCCAGAACGAAGGGAACGGATAAAAAGAAACGCCACGGCGACAGCGGCATAGCCGGTGCCCTCGCCTGGTTTGCTACACGGCAGGAGTCGGGAGGCCCTGTCGAATATCAGACGCTCCAAACGAGGAGTAACCTAAAAGGCTTCGGGAAAGGGGCCTGGTAATGGAAATGCCTCTCAATAGCTTTTGGGGGATTAAACAATGCAATCGGCCAAAGGTTGGCTTGACACTGTTTTTGACGCGGTTAGGGGCCGCGACACGGGTATTTAAAAAATGATCCTTGACCAGTACGGCAAAGAAATGAAATCCCAAAAACCGATCATGGATGAAGTTGCCATCCAAACGGTCCGGGACAGGTACGCTTCGTACCCCTCCCAAGGGCTTACCCCCCAGCGCCTGGCAACCATTTTTAAGGAGGCCGACCAGGGAGACGTGAGCCGTCAGGCGGAGCTTTTCGAGGAGATGGAGGAAAAGGATCTGCACCTCGGCGGCGTCCTTCAGACCCGCAAGCTCGCCGTAACAGGCCTCGAATGGGACATTCTTCCGGCCTCGGATTCCGCGGAAGACAAGAAGATTGCCACAGCCGCGGCCGAGATGATGGAGTACATCGAAAACGCCGAAGATTTTTTCCTCGATGCTCTCGACGCTATCGGGAAGGGTTTCGCCGTACAGGAAATCATGTGGGAGATGTCGGAGGGGCAGATATGGATCAAGGAAATAAATTGGATACACCAAAAGCGCTTCACCTTTAACTCGCCCACGATCCTCTTAAAAACGCCCAAGCTTTTAACGGACGATGCTCCGGTATGGGGTGAAGATCTGCCACCGAACAAATTCGTCATACACAAGTACAAAGCCAGATCCGGAGCAACTCCGCGTAGCGGCATACTCAGGCCATGCGGGTATATGTTCCTGTTTAAAAATTTCGATATCAAGGATTGGGTGATCCACAACGAACTGTTCGGGGTGCCCATGCGAGTCGGTAAATACAAGTCCGGTGCCGATAACGAGGAAAAGGAGGCACTCAAACGTGCGGTCTTTAACTTAGGTGTCGATGCGGCAGCGGTGATTTCCGACGACACGATTATCGAGCTTCTCGAATCGTCCCGCCGTGGTGATGCCGGGACCTTCGAAAACCTCGCAGAATTTTGCGACAAGGCTATCAGCAAGGGGGTTCTCGGCCACACGGGAAGCGCCGAAGGAACTCCGGGTAAACTCGGCGGCGAAAATCAGGCCAAAGAAGTGAGGCGCGACCTGACAGAAGCCGATGCCAAGGCGCTCCAGAAGACGATCAAGTTTCAAGTGCTGCAGCCCTGGACTATTTACAATTACGGACCGGACAAAGGAATCCCGAAGCTTAAATTCCATTTCGAGGCGGGCGAGGATCTGGAACGGGTCGCCAAGGTGTACGGCATACTGGTCAAAGAGGCTAATTTCCGGGGAATCCCTGAAGATCATATCCATGAACGTTTTGCTATCCCGAAAGCCAAACCCGGAGAAAAAACGCTACAAGCCGCCGCTATGCCACAGCCCACCGATACGCAGGCTAATAAACAAACGCTTATGGTCAATGCGGGGGTGGACCCCACCGATAAGTGGGTGGCGTTTTACCTCGACAGGCTGGGGCCATTGCTGCAAACCGCACGGGAAGAGGCACTCGATGAAGTCGATGCATGGCTTAGATCGCTATCGTCTCCACCGGCACAAGAAGAGTTTGTCGAAAAAATCGAAACCATTCTCGGTACGGCGACCGGAACCGCGATCAGCCGCAACGTCATAACCGATGCCTTAACCGATATCTATACAGCATTTCGCAAGGCTCCCGGAGTGAACCTGGCCTTCGGAGGTCCCGATATCCGGGCAATTAATTTCCTGTCGGGCCTCGATCATTTTTACACGTCATCTTACCTCAAAAACGAAGATGCACAGAAGGTTATGCGGAGTTTTCTGAAGGAACGCTATTTAGAGAACGGGGCCGGGATTTTTGGGAGGGGCGACGTCGAAGATATCGCCGAATTAAGAAACTTGCTGGGGCAAAAAGTCGCCGACCTGGAAGACTGGCAGATTAGGCGCATCGTCGATACCTCCGTTCAGCGTACCCGCAACTGGGCGGCGGTTACTCAAATGCACGAAGCCGGTATCCAGGAAATAGAAATCTATGAACCCATCAAGGATTGCGCGTTATGCCGGGCAATGGATGGCAAGATCATTAGCGTATCGGCCGCCTATGCGACGATGGAACGGCAGATGGAAATGACGCCCGAAGAATACGAAATAGATATCAGAAGCATTGCGCCGCTTGAAATGAATGTCGATGAGCTTGTGGAGCAAGGTGTACTTCCCCCATACCACCCGTTTTGCCGGGGTATGGCGATTAAGAGGACCAAATGAGGATCGCGTATAAAATCGAACCAGATATAGGACGGCTCGCTGCAAAGCTTACCGGCAACATACAGGGAGCAAGGCGGGCGGGCATGATCAACATCGTGACCGAGGTGGAGGCCCGCGCCCGGAAATATGCACCGGTCAAGACATCCAATCTGGCCAATTCCGGGACCAGCGACGTCAATGCCGACGGCACGGTCGGCACGGTATCATTTGTCGCGCCCTACTCGGAATATGTCCACGAGGGGACCGGCCTCTATGGACCACACAAAACGAAGATCGTGCCGAAGGACAAAAAAGCACTTTTTTGGCCCGGCGCAGGGCATCCGGTCAGGGCGGTCAAGGGTATGGAAGGCAACCCCTTCCTGCTAAAAGCCGCCGAAGAGTCCGATATGGAAAGACTTTATATCGAGGGTGCCAACAACTATCTGGCACATAAAGGAAACGCATAATGGAATATTTGTTCGTAGTTAGCTGCAAAGAATTTGCGGGGGTGCCCAGCGAAATACAGGTAATCCCTTACGGTGTCGAGATCGAAACTTCAAACGGGTCGTTTACTCTCGATGAGGAAAACGCGCCGCTCGTTATCCGGGAATTCGAAAAACAAAAAAATCAAATGGTCATTGATTACGAACACCAGACCCTTTACGGCGTAGAGGCTCCGGCTGCCGGATGGATAAACAAGCTGTTAAACAAAGGGAAAGAGGGAATATGGGCAATCGTTGAGTGGACCGAACGGGCGAGGCAGTATCTGACTAACAAGGAATACAAATACGTTTCCCCCGTATTTCAGGTGCGCACCTCGGACAGGCGCGTGAAGTGCCTTATCAACGTGGCCCTCACCAATCAGCCGAATATCGACGGGATGGTCCCGCTCGTTAATAAATCGGGGTTTTGTTTTGAAAAAAAAGAGAAGGAGAACGTTATGTGGAAAGAATTGTTAAAGCTTCTCGGTTTGCCTGAAAGCGCAACGGAAGCGGATGCCATCACAGAGGTGAATAAGATCAAAGAGACCGGCCAAATAGTGGCGAATAAGGCCGTGCTGGACGCTCTGGATCTGAAAGCAGGCACGACCGAGGCCGAGGTAATTGGCACTATCGCGGCCATAAAACAAGCGTCGGGTAACACCCATATCGTAGCCAACAAAGCGGTGCTTACGGCTCTGGGCCTGGCGGAAACGGCAACCGAGGCCGAGGTAACCGGTACTATCATGGCCATGAAGCAGTCACACGACCAGGTTGGCGTGCTCTCCCAGGAGGTGGCGAATCTGAAAGCCACAATGGGCAATACGGCCGCAGAGGACGCCGTGACGATGGCGATGAAGGATGGCAAGATTACACCGGCCCAGAAAGAGTGGGCTGACGAATACGCCAAGCGAGATCTCGCAGGCTTCAAGGTCTTTGTCGCTAAAGCTCCGACCGTGGTTGTCATGGGTAAAGTTATCGGCGAGGAAAAACCGGGAGAAGGCGCGCTCGATGAAACGCAACTGTCAATCAACAAAATGTGCGGCGTAGACGCGGAAACGTACAAAAAATACAACAAAGACGAATAATCGCCAAGAAAGGGAAAGGAGAAATCAATGCCAAGAGATAGAAAAACAGAGTGGAAGGAAGGGGTGGACATACCGGCCCCGGTTGCCACCTCTACGATTATATCCGCCGGAGCGTGGTCATGCGTGAACGCCACCGGCTTCCTGGTCCTCGGATCAGACACGGAGGGTCTCATTTTTTGCGGCATTTCGAGGCGGTATGTAGATAACTCCCTCGGCGCCGACGGGGATCTGGACGGCCTGATTCGCAGGAGGGGCCTGGTCAAGGCGACGTTTGGACATGCCATTACTCAAGCTAATGTAGGAGACGAGGTGTTTATCGTAGATCACGAAACCGTGGATCTCACGGCCAATGTCTCCAATAAGATTTTTGCTGGCATTATTGCCGAATTCGTCGATTCGACCCATGCCTGGGTCGATATCGAACCGGCGATCCGCCAGGCTGACGTTGCGACTCATATCGCCGACGTGTCGGGGGCCCATTCGGCAAGCGCCATTTCTATTGCCGATGCGGGAGGTCTTACGGACGAGGAATCGGCCGAAGACGTTTTGCAGGAGGTCCTGGCTAAGGCCCCGGTTGCCATCGCCGACCCCGGCGACGGCGGAGCAATTCCGGTGACCAGGTCGGGCAGTGTGGCAATAACTACAGCGGGGGCGGAGACCAGGACACTGGCCATTCCCGGCAAGGCCGGGATCTCGCTTGCCCTCACCCTTGACGTGGACGGCGGAGACTGCGTCGTCACCGCTGCCGCCGCCGTCAATCAGACGGGGAACAACACGATCACCCTGGGAGACGCGGGCGATACAATTGCGCTTACGGCGGTTCAGGTCGCCGGGGCGCTCGTGTGGCGTGTGACAGTCAACGACGGCTGTGCGTTGTCAACCGTGTAAGTAGCCGGTAAACCGGCATAAAAAACAATTAAGGAGAAAAGACTATGATTATAAATCAGGCAAATATGCAGGCGATATATAGGACGTTCAGCACGATATTCAAACAGGCGTTTGATGGTGCTGCATCAATGTATGACCTGATAGCCATGCTGGTTCCATCAACCGGACGTAGCGTGGATTATAAGTGGTTGGGCGAATTTCCGCAGATGAAGGAATGGGTGGGCGACCGTGTCGTTAAGGACCTATCGGCATTCAGCTATACCATAACGAACAAATCGTTCGAATCCACTATCAGCGTGGATCGGGATGACATTAATGATGACCAGATCGGGGTCTATACACCCATGATCCAGGGGTTGGCTCAGGCGGCAAAAGAACATCCGGATATTCTGGTGTGGGCGCTGTTAGCGGCTGGATTTTTAACTCCGTGTTACGACGGCCAGTATTTTTTCGATACCGATCACCCGGTCAACGGCGGCTCGGTCAGCAATTCAGGCGGCGGCTCCGGAAATCCGTGGTTTTTGGTAGATCTCTCCCGGCCAATTAAGCCACTCATCCTGCAGCGGCGCCAGCAGCCTCAGTTTGTATCTCTCGACCAACCAACGGATGAAGCGGTGTTCATGCGCAAGAAGTATTATTATGGTGTCGATGACCGCAAGAACGTCGGCTTTGGCCTGTGGCAACTCGCCTATGGCAGTAAGGATACGCTGAACGCAACTAACTTCGAAGCGGGCCGCGCAGCTATGATGGCGCTAAAACGCGATGACGGAGATGGAAATACGCCCTTGGGCATCAAGCCGACACACCTGATCGTTGGCGGAACAAATGAATCAGCCGGAAAAAATATCGTGGAAAAACAGAACCTGTCCGGAGGGGAAAGCAATATTTGGTACAACTCCACCGAACTCGTCGTTGTGCCCTGGCTACAGTAATAAATTGAGATAACCGGATGGCGGGCGAAACGGCCCGCCCCGCAACAAATCGAAGGAGAGAAAGCATGATCAGAATTATAAGCAAGAAAGAAGGCTTCCGGCGTTGTGGCATAGCCTTTTCCGGCACGCCGGTTGATTATCCCAACGATACATTTACGGCCCAGCAAATCGCGGCCCTCGAAGCCGAACCAATGCTGGTCGTAATGGAAGTCCCGGATGACCCGGAAACCAATGACTCGGAAACCGGCGACCTGAAAACCAATAAACCGAAAACCAACAAAAAATAGGCCGTGAATTATGCCCTACAGCACGCTTGACGACATAAAAAAACTGCTTCCGGAGGAGACCATTATCCAGCTGACGGATGACGAGAATCTGAAACCATTGTCCATCGATCCGGAAAACGCAGAGCACGCGGCGATCATCGGCCGGATCGACGAAGCTATCGAGACAGCGGACAGCGAAATAGACGGCTACTGCGCCAAAAAATACAAATACGCGGTACCGTTTACGGCTGTCCCCCGGCTGATTACCGGCCTGTCGGTCGAAATTGCGATCTACTATCTCTATGCACGGCGCACCGTGCCGGAGCGGATAGAAAAACGCTATGAAAAAGCGGTGGCGCGCCTCAAGGATATTTCCCGTGGTTTGCTGACTCTGACTCTCGATCCTCCGCCAGCGCCGTCCAGCGCGGGCGGAGCCGAATCAAACAAGCCGGTGAACGATCGTATTTTTACGCGGGAAACATTAAGGGGGTTTTAAATGCTGACGGAAATTGAAGAAAAAATTGTTGAGCGTCTGAATCTGAAGATTGCCGAACCAAAGCACGTCGACATCGACGAAGCGCACAGTGCGCTGGCGGTTCCCTCCATCGATGTCGTTGTGGGAGGCGGTAAGTTCGAGAAAGTATCAAAACATTACAAGCTCACAGCCAAGATTTTTGTTGTCATAGCGTTCC